TCGCCTACCTGAAGCGCGAGCACGTCGTCGAACGATTCAAACGTTGCCGACAGGTCGCACAAAATGGATTCGTTCAGCCTCTCCGTCGCGTACCGCTTCGCCTGCGCGTAGTAAAGGATTCCCGGCTTGCTGATCCGCGACAAGCGGCGCGGCGTGACGGCGGGCGTCGTGTAACGCGCCGTGCGCCACGGGATGTATGCGGTGTCGGTGTACTCGACCTCGATCATCGTCGGCGTATCTGCCGTGCCACGCTTGGTCAGGCGCAGCGATCCCTCGACGATGTTGGCGGCGGTAAACGACTTTATGCTGCTGCCGGGGCCGTCGAGCACCAGGCGATACGATCCGCCCTCGGGCACGACCCAGCATCCGGCGTAATCGCGCAGCGTCGTGAGCCACGTCTCGCCAGGAAGTGACTGATCCATGGTCAGGCACAGAATCCGCTTCCAATCGTACCCGGCCCCGGCATCGAGATCCTGCCCGCAGTCTGACGCCAGAGTCGCAACGGTTGCCCAATCGACAGATCGCCCCATACCGTAAGTGGCGTTCTCGATGAAGTCTGCAATGTGATACGCCGGGTTTGCGGTAAACGTCTTGGCGCCGCCGGACGTGAGCGATACTTTCTTGCCTTGGATCGAGCAAGTGAAGCGCGGAAATCCCGTGGTGGCCCCGGGCGGAATCTCGAACACGCTGTAGCAAATTCCCGGCAAAGCATCGGCGTAGGTGACTCCGAGAGCAGCGTACATCGTCCCGTCGCGCGTCTGCCCCGCAGTACCGGTATAAGGCGTCACTGTCACCGACGCAGGAACGGCGAGGTCGTTGATCATGTGGTAGACGAGCGAGTCGACCTCGCCCAGACACCAGACGACCAGCACGCACAAATTCCCTGCGGCATTTACCTTGATCGCCGCGATCTTGCCGCCAACGACCTGCGTGCCATAGACCAACGGAATCAGCGAGTTCATGCCACCGGTTGTCTGCTGCGTCTGCGTCGTGCTGCGCGCGGCACGGTTGAGCGTGGTCGCGCGAGCCTGCGCGCCAACGTCGACGTATTCCATCCCCGTCGGCGCCGGACCCAAATAGCCATAGGCTTTCGTCGGGTCGCTGACCGGCGGCGCGGGGTAGGTCGGGAATGCGTAGTCGGTCATTGCTGCACCAGCGATACCGTCACCGCGAACAGACCGACGGTCGTCGCTCCCGGCTTGACCGTTTCATACTTCGGCGGCTCGTCGAACAGCACGGTGTAGCTCGCGCCGTCGCGGGTCCACGTGAACGTATTGGCGGTCGTGCGGTAGGTGTCGTAAAACGTCAGCAGCGCATTGAGTTCGGTCGCGGTCAGCAAGTGCTTCAGTTTCCACTTGCGTTTGCGCGCGGTGTAGAACGCGCGCGCCTTGACGCTGCCATTCACGGCGCGGTCGATCTTCAGATCGTCGACGCCATCCTCTGTCGAGCCGATCAGTTGGGCGTAGGCAACGAGCGCAGCCATCCTAGAATCCTTCCGCCGAAAGGCGTACCGTCTCGCCGTTCCATACTACGAGTTGGCCCTCGGTCGGGAGCCAGTTGAAGCCGTTTTCTGGTGTCATATAAGTCCTGGGGCAATAGAGAGTCGTGCCGCCAGACTGTTGCATCGTGATCCGCACCGGCCCGTCCTCGGGGATGTCGGCGTTATCGCCGACGCCTTCGAATACCTTGACCGGATCGCCGGCACCAGGCGCCGAGTCTCCGTAATAGGCCCACACCGTAATCGCCACGCCCGACACGCCGTAGAGCAGGACGAGAGCTCCGGCAGCGAGGTCGTGATTGCCGACGACAAGCGTGCCGTTGAGCGCCGATCCGCCACCGTCGGTCGTGAGGCCCGTCACTTGGACGTCGTAAGCCGTCCACGACTGCGCGTTCCACGTCAGTGTGCCGCGTGACGACCAGTAAACGGTATTGGCGCCGCCGTTGAACGCGATCTGGACGAAGTAGCCGGGGAGCGTTACGGCAGCGCTGACGCCGCTGGCGGTCGTGCCGGCGAGAGTGCGGCTCATGCGTTTACCTCGCTCGTCAGGCCGGGGATGCGCACTGTGATCGGCGTATTCGCCGAGCGCCATTGCAACTCGGCAGCCTTGTACTGGAGGTCGGCAGCGTTCTTTTGCGTTGCCGCTGCGCCGTCGAACTTGAGTGCCGCGCCATCGAGCGCAGCATTCGCCGCCGCGAACGGGTCCACGGTGGCGCTACTGATGTCGGCGCCGAGCAGCGTCAACTTCGACTGCACGATGGCAGAGATGCCGTTCAGGTATTCCAGCAACGGATTCTGCTGCGTCGTTTTCCCGGCATCGTCGAGGGCACCGAAAGCGGCATTGATGTCGGCGTTGATCCGCTCCGATAGCCGCTGCACTTGCGCCGGATCAGTGGCCGTCTGCAATTCGGCGTAGGCCGCATCGGCGTCGGCGCGGAAGCGGTCATAGAGCGCTTCCGGCGACAGGCCGAACGTCTCGAGCGAATCGCGCGTCGCCGCGAACATCTCCTCGACTTGAACGCTGATCTGCTTGATTGCGAGCAGCGTCTGCACGACGGCAGCGCGGTAGTCGGTCGTCGCGCTGGCGAGCGCCGTCATGGACTCGGTCGATCCGTCCATGTCGGCGGCGAGCCGGATGACCTCGCTGCCCATGTCGCGCAGGATTTGCGTCGTCGTGCGCTGCGACTGCTCCCACTGCGCCTGCGCGTCCTCGACGACGCTCCCGCTGATGGCGTCGATTACAACCTTCATCGCGCCGCCGAAGGCGAGCAGGCTATCGATGCTCTCGCTCGACGCGGATTCTGCCGCCACGCTGTTGAACACGGCCGCGATCTGCGCCGGTAGATCCGACGCCTGCATCGCCGCGAGCAGCGCGCGCTTGCTCTGCGTCTCCAGCGCGGCGGTCAGCCCCGCTTCGTCGCGACCGACGTTCAGGTCGCGAACGCCGTAGACACTGCGCCCGCCGACCATCGCGCCGGAGGAGACGCGCGACTGCGCAGTGCCGTTCGGGTCGGTGTCATAGCCGAGCGAGAACGAAGCGCTGCCGCCACCGCCGAGCGCGGCGAGGAGCTGCTTGTACGAGGCCTCGGTGGCGGTAACGATGCTCGCCACGGCCGTGTTGCCGGTGGCGCTCGTCTCGCCGGGATACCAGTTGCCATACCCCGCCGTGCCGCCTTGCTTCGGCCCGCCCTTGGACGAGAACACGCCGGCCATGCTCGCAATGGCGAGCGCCGCCCCGATGAGCGGGATCGCGGCGCCGAGCGTGGTGCCGAGCCCCGTCAAACCTAAACCGCCGGCAGTGTCCAAGCCGAACGCCGACAGACCGAGCGCCTGTCCCGTCTGGCCGAGAGCGAACGAATTGCCGATGGCGCCGGCACCGAAGATGCCGCCCGCGCCACTGAACAGGCCGCCAATGCCTCCGGACCCGAGCAGGCTACTTCCGCCACCAAACAGGTTCGCAGCGCCGCCAAGGCCCGATGCCGCCGCGCTGCCGCTGCCCAGCATGCCGCTGATCCCGCCCGCGACCGGCGCGAGAATGCCCTGGATGATCGGCCGCAGCACCAGCGTGGAAAACATGTTCTTCAGCGTCGCGACGAAGTTTTGCGCGAAGTCCTTGCCGCTTTCGAACCCGCGCAACAGCGCATCGGTCAGGCTGTTGCCGATATCGTTCGCCGCCTTCGCCCAATCGTCAGCAGCCTTCTTTGCCGACTTTGCCGCGCGGTCGGCGCCTTGCGCGCCAATCAGTTGGTCGATCACGCCGAGCTGCTTTTGCATCGCTTCCGTTTCGGCGGTGATCCAGCCTTCGTACAGACGAGCGTCAACGATGGCCTGCAGCTTCGCGCGATCCAGCAGCAGCAATTGCTCCTCGGTCATCGTCAGCGCGTCGATCTGCTTTTGATATCCCTCGGTCGTTTTCTCGACGCTCTCGATGTTGCGCGCGTTCGTTTCGTGCATCTTGTCGAGAACTTCGAGTTGCGCGCGCTGATTCTTTTCGATCTCCTGCCCAGCAAGCTCCCAGTTCAACGCGTTGTCAAACGCAGCCTTGATCGCGTCGGCAAACTCCTTCCATCCGTCGGCCGCTTTTTTGACCTTTGCTATGCTGGCGTCGCTTATCGTCGGCGCCTCGGTCTGCCGTCCACTGCTATTGCGCGAAGGATAGGCGGCGTCGTAAATCGGCTTGTTGATGCTGTCCTGAATCGCTTTGAAGGCAGCGAGTTGCTTCTTCGCGTTCTCCAGTTGTGGGATCAAGACGTTGGCAAGACCCTTTGCTCCGTCGCTGGTGTACGCGTCAAATTGCTTTTGCAGTTTCGCCACAGACTCGGTTGCGGAATCGACCGCCTTGGCTATTCCCGCCGGCCCATAGTTTCCGACGGTCGCCAACGAATCCCAGAATCCCAACCCCGCTGCACGCGCGAGATTGAACGAAGTGATCGTCGCGGTGATTGCCGGGACTACATCTGATAGCAGGATGTTCTTGAACGTCGTTGCCTCCATGCCCATGCGCCGGTAGGCTTTCTCCAAGTCCTCGGCCGCCTTCGCCTGCTCCGCCGTCACCGTGGAGCCGATGCCGGTTTGCTCGGCCATGTCCTTCAGCACTGGCAGCAATGACGCGCCTTGCTTGCCAAAGATCGCCACCGCGAGCGCCGCCTTGTTGGCGCCGTCCTCATACGTGGCGAACTTTGCAGCGATCTCCTGCAGCGCCAGCGCCGGATCTTTGGTCTGAATGCCGAGCAGCGAAAGCGCCTTGCCCGCCTTGCCGGTTTCGTCTTCGATCCCGGCCATGCCGACGGCGAGTTTCTTGATCGCGGCGTCGATGGTCGAGAACTGAACGCCGGACACCGTGGCGATGTTGGCGAGTTTCGACAACTCCTCGACGCTGGACCCGGTAGCGTCAGCAAGGTCATCGAGCGCGGACGCGGCGGCGATAGTGTCCTTCGCCCAGTTGACGATCATGTCAACCGAGAACACCGACGCGAGGCCGGCGAGCGCGTTTTTCGCAATGCTCGCCGATGACTCGATAGACTTCATCGTCCGCGTCGTCGTCTCCGACGCGCGCTGCATATCGGTCGAGAACTTGGCGACGTTGGCCTCCAAAGAAACGACCAGACTCGCAATGCCTGCCATCTCAATCCTTCATCTTGAAAACGTCGCGCCGAATTCTCTCGGCTAACTCTTCTGGCGATAGTTCAATCGGCTTTGGAGGCGCCGGCTTTTCGTGCCACGGGAAAAACTCCATTGGCGTGACGAGCGGCGCGTTCTCTTTCCGGTTCATGTTGCACGTCAACGCAGGCATCAGCCCCGCGCGCAGATCATCGACATCAGCGCCGAACGGCTCCATGCCAGCGAACGCCATCCACTCGGCAAGCTCGGCGCTGCTAACCTCCTCAAGCAGCGCCCCGACAGTCTTGCCGAGCGCGAGGGCTAGACGGAAGGCGAAGCGTCTGCCGGGACGCTCTCGGAGTTTTTTGTTGCGGCCTCGACGGCAGCGGCATCCATGCCGTTCAACTTCTGCGCGGCCTCGAATAGCTTTCCAATGACGCTGGCAGGGATGGCGTCGGCGAGCTGCTCGACCTCGTCGTCGGCGTACAGCCTGACGCCGTTCTCGTCAACAAGGCACAACGCGACCATGCGCGAGCGCAAATGCAGCGGTTGAACGTGGCGCTTTCCTTCCTCATCCTCTTTGAACGCGGCGATTTCAAAACGATCACGATCGGAGCCGGACATTTCGCGCAAGCGAAACGCGGCGTCGAGTTCGGGAATTTCTACATCAACAGACTTGCGGGGGATGGCGAGAAGCGAGACGCGATTGCCGATCTTCATGCTTAGACTTCCTTCGGTGGCAATGCTGGGGAGAAAAGAGAGGCGAGCCGAAGCCCGCCTCCAAGGTGCTACGGCAGCGGATTAACTCCAGGTGATTGCTCCGTTGACGGTCACGTCGAGCGAGCCTTCGACGACGCCGTCCACAGCAGCGTTCTTGCTGAACTTCTTGATCAGCGCCGAGAAGGAAGCCGTCGGCGTGGTCCCGCTCGGCAGGATCACCTTCATGTTGACAGCGGCGCCATCGAGACGGCGCGCTTGCGCTGCGGCCTGACCGGCGTCGGCGTTGCTGTGATGGATCGCCAGCGAGAAGCCGCCGTTGTCCACCAGGCCGAGCCGCTTTTCCTTGGCCGTCGAGGAAAGGTTCGTCACGTCGATTTCCGACGCCGAGCCGGACTCGAAGTCAGAGATCGACTTGATGTTTCCAATGGCGGTGTATGTCACCGGCGTAGCGGTGCCGCCGCTGGTGTACGTCAGGCCGGTCGTGTCCACGTTGACAGCAAACGTGTTCGTCGTCTTGTACAGAACGACGAGGTTCGCAACGTTGATCACGGTGGACATCGTGCCGGTGACGGACGCGATGGTCACGACGTCGCCGTTGTTCAGTGCGTGACCGGTCGACGTAACGATTGCAGGATAGCCAATGGTCACGGCGGTGATGGTCTTCGCTCCGCCAGTGCCAGTGGCGATTTGAACGATGGTGCCCTGCGCCGAGAGTGCAGTTGATGCCATGATATTTCCTTCACTTATGCCCGACGACGGGCGTTAAAAAAGCCGCTCGAAAGCGGCTCGATATCGGCGCTAGTTGCCTAGTGCCAGATTGAGAAATCCAGAATGACGCGATAGAATTGCGCCGGGTCTTCGTAAACGTCCTGCTGCATGGTGCAGACGCTCTTGAACAGTCCGGCGCCGTTCATCGCGGCCTTGACGCCGTCGGCGAGAACGTCCAGCGCTCCTTTGTCCCTGCCGAACAAGTCGATCTGGTAATGGCTGTTCGTCCGGTCTGCCTGTCCGAGCAGGTCGGATACCGGGATTCCGCTGACGAGCTGGTACACCGCGTAAGGTGCCACCACGCCAGCCGGCGCGACGCTCGGGTACAGGCGGCCACTGAGGACTCCGGTCAACGTCGTGATGAGGTCGGCAGCAATCATTTTCCGGTCGCCTTGAATCGTTCGATGCGCTCGCGCAACTTCACCGCCATGGCGTCAATCGCCTCGCTCTTCTTGCCGTCGAATGCCGGCCGCAGGAACGGACGCGCCGGAACCCAATGAACCGCGCTTGACGAAATCACCGCAGCCCGCCCCGCGCCGCGAGTTATGCGCCCGCCTCCTCTCGGCCGGGTGAAGTGGCCGAACTCGACGAAGCGCCCATAGAACGCACCTTCCTCGGATGACTTCGACATCCCAGACTTGCCGTATTTCTTGAACTTGCGCCCGGCCCGCACGCCAACATAGAACACCTGGCGCTGAAGGCTCGACTGCTCGCGAATCTGCTTTTGGTAAATGCTGCGCGCCAGCGTGCCGGTATCGCGCATCGCTAGAGCATTCGTCTTCGCCTGTTTGCGGACCTCTGCCGCACCAGCCGCCACCGCCGCGCGTAACCCGTTGCGCCCGATGTTGTCAGGCAGCGCCTTCAGTTGCGCCGCGAGTTCGGCGAACCCGGTAAGTTTGATCGTGGCTTCCACGTCAGCCCTGCGTCAGTCCGGTCGAGGCGTAAATGTGCATTTCGCGATCGCGCGCGAGGAAGTCCTCGACGTAGTCAATATCAAACGTCTTGCCGTCGTACAGGATGCGGTGCAGCGTCGTCATCCCCGACAGCCACCGGATGCGAAAGCGCATCGGCTCGACGACCTGCAAGCCTTGCGCGTCGAAATACTCACGGCCGCGCCCTGGCTCAATCGCTGCCCATACCGTGGCAAACGCGCTCCATGCCGCCACCGGCTGCCCGTAGGAGTTGACGCTGTCGGCGCGAGATTGGATGACGATCTGCTCGCGCAGCAATCCGGCGCGCATCACGCAATCCTCACAACCCGATACGGATCGAGCAACCCATCAAGAAAAGGCAGCGGCACAACGGACGCTCCGATGATCGTCGTCTCTCGGTTCTCGTACAGGTTCCCAACGTGACACTTGATCCACGCCTTGATCGATTCCGGCACTGCCGCCGCTGCGCCATAGCCTGCGGTGTAGGTGATCTCGACCGCGTTAATCACGTCCTGCGGCGTCGGCCAGTCGTAGCCATATGCCGGCACCAGCCATCCCGGCTCGCTCGCTGCGTCGACCGTGTACGAGGCCGCAGACAGCAACGTCGTCACTCCGGTGACGGGCGCCAGGTAGTAAACGCTGGTCACGCCGATAATCGGCGGATACGGAAGTTCGATTGCGTCCGGAAACTGGTCGAGCGATTTCTTCCACGTCTGCGTGATCAGGGCGCGGCCCAACTCGTTTTCGCACGCCTGGCGCACCGACTTGATGAGCGCGTCGATCAGCGCGTCCTCGGTCGCCACGGTGATGCGCATGTGCGCCTTCGCCTCGGCCGTCGTGACCGGCTCGGTTGCCGCGTCGGTGATGCGTCGCAATGCCATGTGATCCCCTATCGCGCCGACGGCCGGCGCGCGTTACCTTCGGACGGCCGGCGCGCGTTACCTTCGGACGGCCGGCGCGCGTTACCTTCGGACCGCAGCGCGTAATGGCGCGAGCCGCGCGGCCCCAGGACTCCCGCGGGCGCTGGACCTGTCACCTCATACCCCTGCCCCGAGCTGCTGCCGATGATGCTGATCTGCCCCGCCGCCGTGCCACTGATTGCCGCAAGCGTGGCAACGGATGTCGCCAGAACGTCCACATGGCCCGCTGCCGCACCGCTGACGCTGGCGAGCGTGGCAACACTGCTGCCGACCGTGGCGCCCGTCGTGTTTCCATTGGCGACGCCCGTAACGTCATTCAGCGTCTGCGCCGACGCGCCGCCGATGCTGATGGTCCCGGCGCTGGTGCCAGTGACGATGCCAACCGTGGCCGCGCTGGTCGCTGCGAGCGCGAGCGTTCCGGCGGCGGTTCCTGTCGTCGCGGCCAACGTCGCCGCGCTGGTGCCTGTGGCTGCGCCGAGCGTCGTGCCGGTAGCGGTTCCAGTGACTGCGCCGAGCGTCTGCGCGGACGTGGCGGCGATGGCAAGCGTGCCGGCGGCTACCCCCGTCGTGGCCGCGAGCGTCGCTGCCGATGCCCCTGCAATTGCCGCTGCGCCCGATGCCGTCCCGGTTGTCGCTCCGAGAGAGGCCGCAGACGTAGCGGCAATGGCAAGCGTTGCGGCTGCGGTGCCGGTTACTGCATCAAGCGTTGCGCTCGACGTGCCGGTACTTGTCCCGCCCCCCGCACTCGCGCCGAACGTCGACCAGATGCGGCGGGGAGAGGCGGCAATCTGAAACGTGTTCTGGTACAGGCTTGCAATCTCGGACGCCGATAGAATGTTGTTGAAGATTGCGAATGGACCGATTAGTCCGTCCCAGTTGCGAATGCTGTCGGTTACTCGGTTGCCAATTGAGTACCGAGAAGTATTAGTAACTGGTGTCCCTGCTGGCGGACCTATGGTCTGCACTCCAGCATCATGAATCCCGTCGATATAAATTTCGGGGACGTTGCTGGTAGAACTTGAGTCATATGTAACAGCAAAATGCGTCCACCGCCCATTGGTCAGAGCATTAGTGTGACGGACCTGTATTGCCGTAGTTGAATGCGTCCGCTCGTAATGCAGATATGAGCCGTTGTAAAAGCAAATTTCTGCCTGCGCCGCTGCGCCCTCGCGCTTATCGAACAGGCGACCAACAGCCCCGCCGCCAGCACCGTTTGCGTTCACCCAAACAGCGAACGTCCGCAGCGTCGAGTGGGACGCCAGCGGAGTGATGAACGAGTCCGTAGTTGCCGCGCCAACCGTTGCCCCGAACCCTCGCGTCAGGCCAAGCGATGCGGGCGCGACTTTTGTGCCGTTGCGGACGCCAAGCATACCCGACACAACATCGTAGAACCCACCATCTGGCGAGAAGTACGACAGACCACGCGCGAGCCACTTCGGGTCGGCGCGAACGAACGTCTGCGGCTGTCTCGTCCTACTCACGCCGACACCTCAATCGCGTAGTGCTGGGGCATGGCTAGGCGTTGTTGCCCGCGATGTTGGCTTGATAGATGTTGCCACTGGTCAGTGCCACGCCAAGGTCATTGAACGCAACCAGCTTCATGTAGCGCGCTTTCGGCTGGCCCTCCAACGAATAGAACTTGCGGTGCGTGTTGGTATCGTTCATCGGTAGCACTCCGAGGGAGTGCAAGTCCATCACCTCCGTCACCGTCGTTCCAGATTCCGGCCCCGTTCCCCAGTTCGTGTTGTCGAGCGAGAACTTGGCGTACAGCGCAAGCTGTTTGTTCCCGCTCGGCGTCCCGTTGGCGTCGGCCTCGACCTCGAACGTAACGTCCGCCGGGATCGCAGCGCCGAGGTCAATCGCTGACGAGCAGATGAACGTCGCCGCCGCCAGCGTGCCAAGATTCAGGACGGTGCTAGATCGCGTCCCCTGTGCCCACGTGAAGGTCGTCATGGTTAGCTATACAGCGCGAGAATGAAATCGGAGTGACTGATGTTGCCCTCGTACACCGCGAGGCCGGGGACGCCCGTAGTGCCGGTTCCCGTCGCGTACAGCCGCTCTCCGCGAGTGCATTGCCGGTACATCGTGTTCTTGACCGCGAGCCAACCGCCGTCCTGAATCGCGCCCGCCGTCCCGCTCGGCACATTCTGCAAAGCGTCTGTCAATCCGTTGCGGATTTTGGTCTTGGTTGCGTTCACGCGCATCTGACCTTGCAACATGATTTGCAGGTTGATTTGCTTGGCCTGACACAGCAGAGCGCGATTGGTGTAGAGCGCCGTGCCATCGCTGACGTCGTTCGGCGTCAGCTTCGCCCAGTCGATCGCGTCATAGATGTCGTCAACGCTGGCGTTCGTTTTCCAGACGTAGAACGCAGGTTCAGACGGTTGGTTGTAGAACTCTGCCATCGCGCCCGTCGCGCCCGCATTGCGGAGTCCGACAAATGCGGGATTAGTCTCGGCGGCGATTGCGTTCTTGAGTGTTGCGAGTTGTTCTAGTTCCATATCAGTCCTTCCCTTCGGTGTCGTAGCGCTTGATCTCGCCCCGGTAGAGCAGTTTGTGAATCATCGCGTACTGCCAGCGTTTCATGCGCGTCCCGTGTCTCGGTTCGTAGTGCAGCAACTTGTCTGGTGCTCCGGAAGTCCAGAAAAAGTTGAAGCCCCAACCTGACCATCCGCACCACCAATACCCGCCGTGCTTCCAGAACAATCGGAAAGACCGCCAGAAACCAATGTGAGGTGCGATGGTCGGCGTCCAGAGCCAGTGCCACCCGAATCGGTGCAGCGGCTTGCGCGTGCGCCGGATGAGGCATGAGCCACCCCGCAAAACCAGTAGGCACCACGCAAACCAAAAGCAATTGTTGCGAACCCAATTGCGGCGCAGTAAGCCCCGGCGGCGATGGGTAGGCGCCACATCACGCTTACGCGTTGCCCGCCGTGCGGTCCCACTGCGTGATCGTGATCGCCTGGCCGTTGGCGATGACGGTATTGTCCAGCGACAGGTCGCCCGAGCCTTGGCCCACCGTGCCCTGTTCATGGCAGGTCGTGCCGTCGGACGCGTACAAGCGATAGCTCGCCGCCGTGCCTGCGCCGCTGCCAGTGCCGGTCCAGGTGCCGGCCTTGGCCGTTGTGCCGCTGGACGACGCGCCGCACCAATCCGAAGGCAGCGTCAGTGTTGCCACCAGGCCGGCCGGGTTCGCCGCGGCGCAGTTCGCCGCAACGGTGCCGGTGAACAACTTGATTACCGCCGATACCCCGACAGTCGCCTCGAATGAATTGTTTGCCGCGTCACGTGCGGCGACACTACGTTGGATTGCCATTCTTTACCTCGCGTGCGCGGGTGAATAAAGAAGCGAGGCGACTTGCGCCGCCCCGCCGTTTGCCTCTGCTTGCTGCGCGCTGATTAGGTCGCGCTGTGGGCGTAGTAGTACACCGCCTTCGCGTCAACGAGATTTCCTCCCATGCGCGCCCAAGCGAGGAACCCAACCTGGCCGAGCTTGGTATAGACGCTGTCCGTGAACCGGAACAGTTGCACGTCCATGGTGTCGCGGATCTTGTAGTACGAGAAATCACCGAACAGCAGCGACTTCGCGTTCGCGGCCGGCACGGCCACGTCGTTGTTCACCCACACGGGATAGCCGAGCAGCGTGTCGAACATCACCGGCACGTCTTGCGACGAATACCCGCCGTGCAAGCCCGCGCCGCGACCGATGCCGGCCTCATACGACGGCATCCAGATCGGACGGTTGGCCGTGTCCTTCAGTTTGCGCACGACCTTGATGAGCGAGTCCGACGCCATGAAACTGCACTGCGCTCCGCGATAAGCCGGATCGACCGCGTGCACCAAATCCACGATGTCATCGTAGATGATGGTGAGCGTCTGGCCGGCCGTTCCTACCTTGCCCGATGTCGCCTTCGGCACAACGCCGTCCGGCTGCGTGGTGCCCGTGCCGACGGTGAATGCCGTATTGCCGAGGCGCCCGAGGCGCTGCGACAGACGGGTGCGAATGAACGCTTCCATGTCGATTGTCGAGTCCTGCAGCAGTTCATACGGAACGGCCACAATCTTCGACGACGCTTTGAACACGTTGAGCGACGCCGTACCGAACGTCGGATCAGCGGCGGTCGCGGTGACATTCTGCGCGATCCACTCTCCGGTTTCCGCCGTTCCGTCCGAGGTCGGGAACGACAGCGGGCGCCCATCGGCCGTGGTGAACGACTCGGCCACGCGGCGCATCACGCCGTATGCCTTCATCGCGTCGATCAACTGCCCCGAGATCAGTGAGGGAACGGTGTAGCCGCCTTCCGCCGGAGTCGTGGTGCTCATCGTTGCGCGGATCGTCGCCCACTCTTCAGCGGACAGGCCGTCGTCACCGTGGCGAATCCATTTGTTGTAAAGCGCCTTCGCCGACTTCGGATCGACGTCGCCGGGCTTCAGGGTCGGCAGATTCGACGGGATGTGCGAGTCGTCGTCGGCCTCGAGCTGCATCTGGCGTTCGTAAGCCTTGATCTGGCCCTCGAGCGCGTCGATCTCGCCATACAGCGCGTCGACCTGGCCCGCGATCTGCGGCGTCCACTTGGCGCCTTGGTTGTCGTCCAACAACTTGCGCGCTTCGGCGGCTTTGGCGGCCCGGCGCTCCCGCAGTGCTTGAATGCTGGTACTCATTTGTGCTTCTCCTGTCTGTTGACAATAAAAAGCCGCCCGAAGGCGGCCTATCGGCCTTACGGCGGGAACGCCGGTCTAGGCTGCGATTCTTTCGAGGTGTTTCATCCTGCGTTCGGAGCTCGCGCGCGACTCGATCAGCGCCGCGTCCGGCTCAGGCTGCGCCGGTTTTTCGACCCGCAGCGCCGACACGTTCCACTCGGTCAACGCCTCGGCCTTGGCCGGCGCCTCGGCGATGCGGTCACAAAATCCCATATCGACGCACTCTTCTGCCGAAAGCCACGTCTCTTCGGACAAAAGCGACATGATTTCCTCGCATTTCATGCCGGTTTTCTTGGCATAAGTGGCGCATAACGTGGCGTCCACCTTGTCCAGCAAGTCGGCCGTCTCGCGCATGTCGTCGGCGTTGCCCATCGCCAGCGACCAGCTTTTGTGAATCATCAGGAACCCGCCGTCGCTGATTTCGACCTCGTCACCGGCAAGCGCCAGGAACGAAGCCGCGCTCGCGGCGTAGCCGTCAATGTGGCAGACAACCTTCGACTTCGACGAGCGGATCGCCGTCTCCATCGCTCGCGCCGCGAACACGTCGCCGCCGGGTGAGTTGATGCGCAGGTGGATCGTCGGCGCCGTAATGGCCGTAAAGTCGCGGACGAATTGTTCCGCAGCGACGCCGCCCCAGAATTCGGCCTCGACGGCCGAACTCACGATGACGTCGTACAGGTAGACGGTCGCTTCTTCGTCGGCAGCCTGCACCTCGAATCGACGCCCCGCCTTGACGCTGCGGTTGTCGGCCAGCAATTGCAACAGTCGCTTGCTCATGTTCATCCCTTTATAGCCAGCCGGAAGCCTGCTTCATTTCGGCAAAGTCCCGTTCATCGGCACGCGCCCTGCGCGTCCGTAGCGTCACCACGTTACTGACCGCCGCGCTGACCGTCCCGCGCGCCTCGCCGGTAACGTCGTCAAGCGCGCAATTCGACCGCGCAACCACTTCGTTGCGGCGGCGAGGATTCCAACTCGCGCCACCAATCCGCACCGGCTCGGCCGCAACCTCGCCCGACGATACATCGCCGAGCGTCGCATTCGAGGCGCCTGCGATTTCCAGCGTGCCGGACGCCTGACCATAGGTCGCGTCCAATTGCGCCGAGCTGGTGCCCGCTATGCCTGCCGCAGCCCCTGTTCCGGCCGCCACTCCTGACACCGCGTCCAGCGAAATGGCGCTCGCTCCCGATACCAGCGCCGTTGCCGACGTGATTCCAGTGACGACGCCAAGCGTCGCCGCTGCTTGGCCCGTAATCGGCAAGGTGCCGGCGGCGCTGCCGCTGGTCGCTTCGAGCGTGAGCGCCGACGCGCCGTTGGTTCCTGCCGCCGCTGCCGTTCCTGCTGCGACGCCTGTCGTGTCGGCAAGCGCAACAGCACTGGCGCCACCAATGGCAACAGTGCCCAGAGCGGTACCGGACACCCCGGTCAGCGTCGCCGTACTCTGCCCCGAGACTGCCAGCGCTCCAGACGCCGTTCCGTCAACACTGGACAGCGTGACAGCCGACGTGCCAGTTATTGCACCAACTCCAGCATCCAGCAGCGCGAGGAGGAGGGACATTTATCAGTCCCAGTACCCGCCGTACCCGACCGCGCCCGTCACCACGCCTGCCGTCACCGCGGCGCCCGCGAACAAGATCTTGCATCCGACGCTGATGAACTCACCGGGGTGAACAACCAGCGGAGTCTCGAGCGGGTAGTAGCTGTCGCCGGTTCGTGTTGCAACCACCCCCGCCGCAGCCGCGGCAGCCAACACGTCGATGACCGACAACGGGATGATGCGCGGCGACTTGGTGCCGAGCGTTGTGCTGCCTGCGGCGTCGGTCGTCGCCTGCGTCAACGCAGTGTTTCCGATAGCCACCCACCAATTCGCCACGAAGCCCCCGCCCGTGAGCGCAGTCGTTACGACCAGCGGCGAGACGCGGATGCCGGTGATTACCAGATTGCGCCCATTCGTCGCCGCACCCGCCGCGATCGGGAACGCCGGGTTCTGGTAGGTGTTCATTATGATGTTGTTCAACGCCACGCCCATCGACGTGGCCGTACAGGCGAAGTACCCACCAAGCCCTGTCGACGCTGTAGCAGCATTGGTGCCGGCGGCAGCGGTGATCGCCGCAGCATTGCCCGTGGCAACGGCGGTGTTCCCGCCCGTTCCCGTCAGTCCCGTCTGCGCGTAGCTCGAGTGCCTACCCATCAACGCCTGCCGGTAGGCTATCGGCAGATCGGCCTCGGGGCCGACCTTCGTCACCGAGATTTCACCGATGTCGAACGACGGCGCTGACACCGGTGCGGTCGTGAAGTACAACCGATCCAGCAGCGGATACGCGGCGCCCTTCAGGATGCACGGCGCGTCGGCCTGACGATCTATCTTCGCCTGATACACACCGTCGATCCAGAACTCGACGACGTTGGTCGTGACCACGATCTCATAGGTTCGGGTGATGTTGTCGCTCAACGGCACGCCGCCGTTGATGTTGACCGTTACCTCGCTCGCCGCCGCGCCGAGCGTCTGCGCGACCACGCCAATCAAACCGCCCGCCAGCGTCCAACGGAACCCGGCGAACTCGACCATCGCTCCGGCCTGGTTCGCGGCAACGGCGTACATCCCAATGCCGCTGTCGAACTGCTTGTTGATGATCGAGCCCTGCGTGCTGCGGATTTTCTTCTTGATGCGGATGGCTTGCCCGTCCTCGATGGAGAAGGATCGCGCCGACGTGATCGACACCCCGGTGTTCAGCGTCGTGACCAGGCCGCCGTTGAGCTTCACGAAGCCGTTCGTCAGCACCGCCGTGAGCGTCGTCGCCTGCGTGTTGAACTGGTTGTTCAGCAGCGTGACGCCGTTGAAGTCGGCATAGAACATCAGGCGACCTGACGCCCCGTACATCTCGCCCTCTTCGGTCACGCGCGTGACGCGTGCAGTTGCGGCGTCGCGGGTGAAGCTGTTCTGCACCATGCCCGCCTGCAGCGGAGCAGTGGGCAGGTTGACCTTGACGTTGCTGTTGCTGTCCAGATTCGCGCCGCCAATCAGTACGTCGAGTGCCATGCCTTGTTACTCCTGTAAATTGATCCGGGCATAGGCGCCCCACGCAGCGCGAGCCGCAGCGTCGTATACAGACGCCGCCTCTTCTTCAGTGTGAAAGCTGCCGAGGTAGATGCTCTTGCCGTTAACGCCAATCCACGCGCGCCATCTGTCGGATTTCGTTCTAGCCTTGCACACCCCTTTAAATCTCGACGACCCAAGCCTAGATGGCTTGTTTGCTGAATTCTGGGAGCGCGTTGCCAAGCGCAAATTCTCTTTGCGATTATCAAGTCCGTTCATGTTCACATGATCAATCTCCACGCCCAACGCTGGTACCGTCAACAACCGATGCATGTAGACGTTTTTGCCGCCGATTGTGGTCGTTGCGTACAAGCACTCAACGCCGCCTATGCGCCCAAAGTTGTATACGTGCCACTGATGCGCCAGAACAGCATCGGAATCGTCATCGTCGTATAAAATATCTCCGCGATTTGTGGTCAATCGGCCCATACAAACCTCACAGCGACCTGACCTTCGATCTTGTGCTCGCTGCGCCCGTAGATGGTGAATCCGGTTCCCGCCGTCGGCGTGCCGCACGTCAGGCCGATAAGCATGGCAAGGTAGCGATGATCCGCCGCCGTATGGTCCGTCGTGCTGTCGTCTCCCATCACAAAAGCGTCGGCCTTGCTGGTGGCGCTGATCGTGGTCAATCCGGTGACGGAAACCGATGCTTCATTGCTTCCCGGTGACGCACTGAAATTCAGCAAGGCCGATCCGGTTCCGCTCGCCACGTCAGATTTCCTTGGTGCGAGACGTTACGATTAGGCCATCTGCGTCGCGCTTCGTAATCGTTGTTTCGGTGGCGCGCGCTTTGCGCGCCTTCGGTTCCGGCGGCGCGTCAATCTTGGCCGCGATATTGGCCTGCAGTGTGTATGTCGCAGGCTCTGCCGCCTGCACAGTGATGGCGCCTTGATTGATCACGATGTCCGGCTGCGAAACGTTGACGACAACCGGCGTTTCAGCAATCGCCGTCGCAAGCCGCGCCATGTCCGACGCCGTCGCCGGCTTGTCTTCCGGATCGGCGGGTTCAGCGGGCTCAACAGGATCGGCCGGTTCAGGCGCCGCAGGAGCGGCAGGCGCAGCCGGCGCGGTCTGCTGCTCGGCCAGTTCGTCAAGGTCTGGATCAGGCGGCAAGTTCTCCAGCCGCCGCACTTCCGACGGCCGCATCCATGCCGGCTCTCCCGCGCGCCCCAGCGCGATCCGGTAGGATTCGTTGCGCGACTTCATGTCGCCACGCTCCAGGCCGGCGGTGTTGAACTCACAAAAGCGCGCCGCGGTGCGGAAGATCTTGCGGTTGATCTCCTGCTCGAACTTCACCAAATGGCGCTGCAGCGTGTATTTGACGAAGGCGATGGACATCTGCTCGACGCCCGAGCCCCAACTCGTCGTTTTCTCGGTGTGGCCGACCATCCATGGCGGAACGCCGAAAATGCGGCAAATGTCCTCGACCTGAAACTTACGCGTTTCCAGCAACTGCGCGTCGTTGGCGGTCAGCGTGATCGGCTGTACCTTGAGCCCGCCGGTCAGGATCGCCGGCTTCCACGACTGCGCCGCGCCCTTGTACCGCTCCTCCCACTGCGACCGCAGCGAGTCCACCGTGCCGACCGACAGGTTGGCGGCGTCGGTCGTCAGCACGAAGTCCGGCCGCGCCGAGTTCTTGAAGAACGCGGCCATGTACTCATCCGCGCTCATGGCGACGCTGCCCGACGTCCGCAATGCGCTGGTGATCTGCGGCAAGCCGCGCAGGCCGTTAAAGCCGGGACCAGGGACATGGATCATGTCGTCTTGATCCAGATCAACCGATGGCAGGCCGCCCTCGGTCTGCGACAACTGCGCCGACACCTTGTAGCGCAGCCGGTCATTGATCCGTCGCACCTGAACCGTGGCCGGGTGCAGCGGCTCGAAGCCGGCGATGACCGGCGAAGTCTTCGACCGGCGATGGATGCGCCAGAACGAATCACCCAGAAGCAGCAGCGACCCAGTCGAATACTCCCACGCCGCGGCTGCCGGCCAGCAGGAAAAGAATTCCTCGTTGAGCATCCACCATTCGTCTGGCGTGATGCGCTCGCGCGTGCCGTCCTGGCCGCGTCGGTACATCGTCAACGGAATCGACGCCAGCGCGCCGCCGATCAGCGAAATGCAGGCGTACACGGCCGAGATGTTCATCGCCGTGCGCTCGGTCACGACGCCAGAAGATGCAGTCTGCCCGCCCTTCACCCACTCGGCGAAATCGGAGAATGACAGGCCGGTCTGATCCAGCGCCTTCGGCGTCTGCTTGGCAGCCGCGCGCTCATAGTTCCACGCCGCCAGCACAACCGAGCCGGGAACCTTGGCGCGCTCCTGCGCCTGCGCGAACCGCTGGGCGTATTCACTCATAGCAGCACGATCCCCGGTTCCATTGCGACTGCGCTGGCAACCGATGTCGCCGCGCCCATTGCCATCGCCAACGCCACCATGCCGTCAATGCGGCCGGTCGCCTTCGTTTTGTCCAACTTCCGATTCCCCGCCGGATCGCGCGACGCAATCGCGTTCGACGCGCACCATGACAGCACCGGATGCCCGCCGTGCAGCACGCGGCCGGACGCCAACTCCGCCTCGACCGTATCCAGCGCCGGACTCATATCCTTGAAGCCTTGGCCGAACGGATGCAGCGGCAGATCGAGGCTGCACCGCTCAAGCGCCTTCTTCATCACGTCGATCCGCCAGCGGTCATACGCCACCATGCGCAAGTCGCAATCGCCCGCGATCTCGCCCAGGCGCTCGGCGATGAAGGCGTAATCCACGCTGGCCCCCGGCGTCGTTTCCAGGTGGCCTTGCTGCTGCCACAAGTCATACGGCGCCCGGTCCCGCCGTGCGCGGTCGATCAGCGCTTGCGCTGGCGCCCAGAAATACGGCTTGACGTGCCAGTACCCGTCGGCATCTTTCGCCACCAACACCAGCGCCGTCAGATCCTGCCGCGCCGACAAGTCGAGGCCGGCAAACACAGGATTCGACTCGAACGCTTCCGGCAGTGGGTCGCCGCCGTTCTGTTCCCAGATCGCGCGCGGAATGAACGGCGACACCTGACTGATTCGCTGGTTTAGGATCAAGTTCCTGAAGTTCGACTCCCGACTCGGCATCCGCCGCGCGCTCTCGGCCTGCTGCCTCACCTCGTCCGCGTTCAGGAAGTCCCCATACGCCGGATTCGCCGCTTTCCACGCCGGCTCTTCAAACGGGTTAAGATCCTCGGGCGCCGAGTACAGGTACAGTTTCGTCAACGGATCTGCGCCCGTCGCCGCGTCGTCGATCAGCACCGACAGCAAATCCGCATCGGTCGGCGCCTGCGTCGAGATCACCACCGACAACGGCGCCTCTTGTGCTCCGCTCGCCGTCTCCAACGCTTCGTACAGCTCGCTGCGCGCGCCGCGCACCTGGCCTAGTTCGTCATGCACCGTGAACACCGGAGACAAGCCATACGCTGTACTCGCGTCCGCAGACAGCGCCCGATACAACGTGCCCAGTTCAGGACAGTGCAACTGCTTGGCGGTATCACGCACCACGACGAACGCGTTAAGGTCCGGCGAGAGACGCACCATCTTGGCCGCCAACGCAAACAAAATTGAAGCTTGATCTCTGCTCTGCGCCGCACTGAACAGTTGCGAATTTTCACGCGCGCGTGGTCCGCATAGGTGCAGCAGAAGTAAGCAGGCCGCAAGCGCCGTCTTGCCGTTCTTGCGCCCAAAACTGACGATGGCCCGCCGCGTCGGCGTGTCGTAAATCCCTCGAATCACCTTGCGTTGCCACGGCCGCAACACAATCGGCCTCCCGACGTGCGCGCCCTCGGGAACCCGCAGGTGCTTCTCAATCCAGCGAATCGACTCCAGGCCGACCGACTTTACCCGGCGCTCTGCCATGGCCTCTTTGCGGCAGCGACGCTTGCCTTCGCCTTCGTTTCAGCCCGCGCCGACGTGGTCCGGCTGGACGGACACAGCCGCAACTTGACGGCCATTTGCGCCATCGCCGACGCCTGCGAGGTCAGGATCGTCGCTGCCGGGTGCGGGCGGCTGCGACCACTCGCGGCGTCCACAATCGTGATCCCGTCGCGCTTCATCTCGTCCGCGGCCATCGTGTAGAACGCACTGGCAATGCAGTAGGAACGCAGTAAATGCGCGTCTGAAGGCCGGAAAAAGTCGGCAGGAAGTGAATCAACGATGGCAATCCAATGCTCACGCTCCGCTGCCGATAAATCGGCCGGCGCCGTCAGTCTCGCACCCGTGGCGCGGACAACGTTCATGCCAGCGGCGGACGTCCTGGCCATCTATACCCCCAAACCTATCAAGTTAGCGTTTCGACGGATACCCATCGGATTCCAGCCAAAGCGCCTAGACTTTCGACCCGCCCCCACCTATCGATTCCAGTGGTGGCTCGGGTCGAGCGGCGCGCCTGATGCATCGCACCCATAGCGCACGCGCTGCCCTAGATCCTGCCGTGTCTTGAGTTCGTGGCACGGCTTGCACAGCCCTTGCATGTTGGCATCGCTGTAGTCGCCGCCATTGGTGAGCGCTACAACGTGATCCAGCACTGTTGCCACGCTCACTCGACCATCACGCTGGCACAGTACGCACAAAGGATTTGCCCGCAGCAGTCTCGACCGCAGTGCCTGCAGTTTCCTGCCTGCGATGCGTTTGTCTGCCGACCCTGCTTTTCGTGCGGGCATAAAAAAAGCCGCTTGTGGCGGCTTGGTTTTCGGGACGGACTGTCCCGGTGCAATAATCCACGGTTCTAACGTGGATGTCAATAGGTAGAGATTAAATCGCCAAAATGCCTACATGCTGTGTCCAACGCATCCCTGTTCTGCCTATCCCGATCAGCAAAGTGCTTGATTAGAATGATGCGATGCACAACAGGCAGCAGCATCAGCAAATCGTCGGTGCGTATGCACGCCTGCTCGTCGATGTCATCCGAACGCTCTTCGGGTGCTCCTTCATCTCCCCAACCTGCATCACGCGCATCGCCCAGTGGGCGCCAGTAGGTAAAGGCAGGAGGAGGCGGCACGTCCAGATTGGGTATGGCGTTGATACGCGTCCACCTACCCCAATCCCATAGGCTGCGCTTCAGAGCCTTTAGCCATGCGTCCTGGTATGCCGAGTCATCCTCATAGACGATAGCGCTATGGCGGCTCATTCAACGCGCCCGTTGGCCTGCTTCCTCTGCCACTCATGCTCCCACTCACGTTCGCACTCAGTCCCCTCGCACCAACGCAAGCCAGGGTCGATCAGCTCCATGCAGTAGTAGCAGATGCCCCGTGCGATCGGCCCAGGTGGCTTGCGCAGTCGAAGCGCTTCCTGCAGCTCATGCTCGCACTCGTCATCGGCACGGTCGCAGACGTCACTCATGATGCTGCCGACAAATGCCGACACCTATGTCCCCGCCTGAAAGCCACGCCAGGCGTGGGTTTGATCTATATATGACTACACTCTCTCTCTCTCTTATATATACTTTCCACATGGGGGAATTAAAGGGAGTGCAACTCCCTGCCGTTTTGTCGGCATTAAGGCTGCAACCCGCGCCAGTGCTGGGTTTTAGACGGGGACAGGGTTGTCGGCGTTGTCGGCGGGAATGATCCATGCTTTGCGCGCAGAGCCGCGCCCAGAGGTGGAGGGAAATTCAACCCTGACGATGTCGGCAGTGAATGCGAGCGAGTTCAGAACATTCACCTGGCCTCGCATGTCGAGTGCCCGGAAGCGTCGCGAAAGCTTGGATAGGTCACGCTCGGTCAATCCTTTGGGAGCCCTGCTGATCAACGCCAGCACCTGATTCTTTATGCCCTCGAACTCGGAGTCGGCCACCGACGTCTTCAGCCGATCAACAGTTCGAATGGCGTTGTGCCGGACGTAGTCGATCGCCCAGGAGGCTGCGTCGCCGCTGATGGCCGACTCTCCGTTGCCAAGGGCCACGATCAACCCAAGGCGCATAGCCATCTCGCACGTGCGGCCGAACATCTCGGCCAGTCCATCCTCGTCGTGAGTGTCCATCAACCTAAGACAGTCGATCTCGAAGGCGGCATAGGCGGCTGCGGCTGCTGCCGTGAACGGGATTACTCGAGCATTGGCGGAAACTCCCGGCAGGGGCGAAGCGTCAATCAGGTTGGCCGTCTTCTGCGCCTCGGTGGAAAAGTCGATGATCTTCCCGGGAACGGCCAAGGGCGGCACGTGCTGGCCGGCCTGGCGTCCGATGTCGGACTCGACAATCAGGAAGCGGTTGAGGAATCCGTCGCGCGCCGCGGCGCTGCCGATTGTGTCGAAGAAGGTGTCCGGCGTGGTCATAGCCAGCAAGGTAAGGGCCGGATTGATGACCGACTTCTCGGCGATCTTGTCGGCGTCCTGGTCGGACATGCCGAACGTGCTGTAACCCTGCGGGCGTAGCGTGCCATCGCAGCGCGCCCACACCTCCATCAATGAGCGCAGCGTGCTGGCCGCCCGGGCGCCGTGCTTGATGCTGGCCGCCTCGAGCACCTTGCCAAACTCGTCGATGATTGCCACATGCACGGGCTGCCGATGCAGGCTGGATAGCAAACCAGAGTCTGACGTGTAGCCGGCAGGGCCAATCAGGCGCTGCAGTTGGCAGGCGTCGAGCAAGGCCTCCAGCGCCCACTTGCCGTGCTCCTTGCCGCTGGCGCTCTTGCCGATGTTGAGCAGGTACAGGCTCGACCAGTTGCGCTGCGTAGTGACGTAGCGCCGGCCGAACAACACAGAACCAAAGGCGATGGCCGTCTGCGTGGCAAAGACCGGCTGCAGTTTACGGCTGGTGGCGTTAACCCAGTCCTCTACTTGGCCCAACATGCCGGGCAAATGTAAATCCGGCATGGGCTCGGGTTCGGCGGCTGCCTGCGTTGTGATGACGGCAGGCGCGGCGATCGGATCAGGCAAGGACGGCGCCGTGCTGGCCAGCGGGTTGACCCAACCAACTTGCTGCGCGGCAAAGAAGATGGTTTCGAAGTGCAGGGCGTTGGGCTTGAGCGAGCTCCAGACGCGCGTCTGTTCGGCAGGGTCGTACTTGTCCGACCGTTGCGACCACTCGTCCCACAGCATGAAACCAGACTGTCCCAGCAGTTTCAGCGCATGGCCGAATCGAACCCATGTGTCCCGGTCATCGGCTGGAAGATAGGCCAAGGCCGAGCGCAGCTCGTCGATCTGGGCCGGCGTGGCATGACGCGTTGCCGCAGCAACGCCGGGCGTGCCCGGGCGGTTGTCCATGCCGCGCAGCCAGTCGGGAAGCGGCGATGGAATCGCGCCCTCGATCGGCGAGCTGGACGCCTCGAAGGCGTAAGCGCCGCCCTTCACGTGGCTGGACGGCTCCAGCAGGATGTAGCCGTTAAGCTTCAGGTCGATGCCGGGGCCGAGCTTGCCGGGCAGGTTGGTGCCGACCGGGGCAGAAAACACCCGGTGCTCCCCTCCCCCGCCCGTGAACTGCATCACGTCAGAGACTAGCGGCCCGTGCTCGGACTCTATCTGCTCGATCGTATCCAGGCCGCCGTTACGCGGATCGATGTCGACTGCGGCCAGCTTCGAGGCTTGCAAAAATACGCCGATGTTGGCCTTCGGGTACCGCGTCCACCAGCGACGCAGGATCGCCGGGTCAGAACTCGCAGAATTCTGACCCGCGGGCGCAAGCGCCGTGATTGGGTGCTTGTTGGGCGAAGTGCAGTCCGAACCACACGCGCATTTGCCATTTTCTGCCCACCATACAGGGATCAACTTCCAATCCAACGCCGCGTACTTCAGCGCGAACTCGAGCGGAGAATTCGGCTCGGGCTTGGCGTCTGAAATCGGGACGATATTCACGCCGCCGCCCTCATATTCAGCGCCAGCACGGCCAGTCGTGCAGCCTCGCCTGACTTCACCATCGTGCCGCTGAAGCGCAAAACCGCCCATCCATTCATCAATGCGGTGTTGTACTTCTGCAGATCGGCCTCAAAGCCGCTGCCTCGGGTATGGCGCCCACCGGACCAAGTGCCCCCCTCCACCTCGATGGCAACCATCAGATCCGGCCATGCGAAGTCAAACCTCCAGCGGCGCGGCTTAGCGAACACGTACTCGCGCTGGGCCTCAGGGAGCCTGAGCGCGCGCAGCTGCACGGCGAACTGCTCCTCGAGGGCGCTAGGCATAGAACCCCCGTCCGCGAACGCTGAGTGGGAGGAGGAGCCCCAGCGGCTGTTGGAGTGCGGACGGGGAGGAAATCATTGCGGTCTGTGCGGTGGCGCGCATTGGTCAGCGCGACCCTTGTCCGACGTGCTCGGATTGACTCCGGCGGTGCGACAGATTGCAATGGCCTCATGGAGACGCCTGTCCGACCAGTCCTTGAGCAAGTAGCGCAACACGTCGGTGCGGCCTTTTCCTGTCGCCGAGCAATAGCCATCCAGCACGCTCACCTCCTCTATCGGCAACTCAAAGCGAATCTCGGTTCTGTCGGCGGCCATGGTCAGGCGGCGATACGGCGACGCTTCTCGACCTCGATGCCGAGCAGCGCTGCGACGCTTAGACGCCCGTTTGATGCCTCGGCCAGTCGCTTCGCTAATCCGATGGAGGGGCGACGATGACCGTATGCGATTTGCGTAAAGTAGTTAGGCGACGTGCCGATTCGATCACACAGATCGGGCACCTCGGCGCGGTGCTTGAGGAGGAAGGTCTTGGCATCCATGACCATAATATTAGCGTTTTGCTAAGCAATGTCAATAGCGCGGCGCGAATACACGGCATAGACTGGATGCTGTGCAATCCACAGATGGACAACAAATCCATCCGAAGGATTAACCTGATCGGCTTGATCGCCGAATTCGGCACCATTGAGGCCCTGGCCCGGGCAACCGGCGCCGTTGCCAACTATCTGAGCCAGATCAAAAGCGGGTCGCGCAATATGGGGGATGCTTTGGCTCGGCAGTTGGAGCAGCGAATGGCTAAAGAGATGGGATGGATGGACTCCCCGCACTTCGCTTCGCCCGAGGCCACGATGTCCGCGACTGAAGCGCTGCAAATCCTTGACGCGCTGTCAGTTGATGACCGTGAGGCTTGGATGCGGCACGGCAGGCTGCTTGTTGAGGGTAACGCGGCGCGCGGCGTCAGCAATCCGTTTGGCAAGATTCCGCGAGGCGGAAAGGGAAAGTAATGGAGTTTTTCTTCTTCATGGCGGTCGCGGCGCTGATCGCCTTTCTCGCCCTCATGTTGCAGCGCAAGAAAGACGCCCGGGGCACAGCCACCCACATTTGCGCCGGCTGCGGGGCGCAAGGAATGCCGACGCAGAGAGATAAAGGAAGTGGATTCATCGAAATCATCCTTTGGCTCTGCTTCATCATCCCCGGCCTGATTTATTCGATCTGGCGCCGCTCGGGATTGGCGAACAGTTGCCAGATATGCAGATCAACCGACATCATCCCGATTGACTCGCCGCGCGGCCGCAAACTGGCCGGAGAGTTCGGCGCCAGATAGTCTAAGCCTTCCCACCTCGTCCGCCGAAGCCCGCCCAGTGCGGGCGTTTTTTCGTCTTCGATATTCGCATTTTGCTATTGACAAGTCTTAGCAGTCTGCTAATATTCCTCCCATCGGCTAAGGCCGTAGCAGCAAACCGCCCCGGGAAGGTAGGGCGCCACCGACCAGCACCAATGCGTGAGTCCCAAGCGGCGGCAACGGCAAGCGGTCACCGGCAGAGGGCGGCAGCAAGGCAACGAACTGGGAGAGAGGAACCATGAAAGCAAACCGCAGCATCGCCGGCCTTACCGCGCTGGCGTTCGCAGTCAGCGTCACCGGCTGCGCCACCAAGGGCGCCGACATTGCAGCGTCCTACGTCCCCGCCAGCATCTACGAGGGCGCTTCGTGCAAGCAGCTCGCAGCCGACATCGTCGAAGTGCAAGGCAAGGTCATCGAGCTGACGGCCAAGCAGGATACCGCCGCCGGCAACGACACGGCGCTGGTCGTGGTGTCCGCGATCCTGTTCTGGCCGGCCATCTTCTTCGTCGGCGGCAAGGGCGCGCAGGAAGCCGAGTTGGCGAGGCTCAAAGGCAGCGCCGAAACGATGAACAAGACGTACAAGGCCAAGAACTGCGAGGTGGCGTCATGAGCGATCTGGACAAAGAAGCGGTGCGCAACGCTTGCCTCGAAGCCATTCGTTACATCGGCTTCACGCTGTACCGCGCCAACGAATGCGACGAAAAGCACTTGATGGTATGGCAATGGGAAGGGATCGCTGCGCGAATGAAGGTCGCATTGCAGGCGCTCGAATCGTCGCGCAGGAACGTTGCGCCGCTCACCGCGGCCGAACTGGACGCGCGCGACATCGCCGAAGTGGAGCTGCGCGCATGAAGGACTACAAAATCAGCGCCCTCGCCGATACCGACATGCGCCAGTACGAATTCACCCGCAACAGCCGCCTCCCGCGCGGCACGTTCGACAGCGACGCGTGGTATCGGCGGCAGGACTGCGTTGTCTTCGGCGTCTGCTGCATCGTGGGCGCGGCGTTGCTAATCGGGATCGTAGGATAAAAAAGGAAACACAATGAACTATGGAAATATTGAGCTATCAGTCGAGGTTGTTACTCCGGCAATCGCCGCTCTCTGGCTAGATTCGAATGACGTTAACCGCCGGCTTCGCAGCAAGGTTGTAGATATGTATGCCTCTGACATGTCAAAAGGCGCTTGGGAGTGGAAACCTATAGCCATTTGTTTTGATACCGAAAACAAACTAGGCAACGGTCAGCACACCTTAAACGCAATCGTGAAAGCTGGCATCGAGCAGACAATGCTGATTGCTCGTAATTGCAGAAGGGAACAAATCGCCGCAATGGATATTGGAGTTCGCCGAAGCGTAGAAGACATTGGCCACTTTCTTAATATCGATGTGAACCGGCGTGAATTGTCCACGGCGAGGGCAATCAAGTATGGAATAAACGACAACAATACGCGGTCATTTTCAGACCTTTATGACGCCTTTGTTGAGCATGAGGAGGCGATAAATTTTGTTATGGAGCGGGCAGTATCAAAAACGATTGGAATGAACGCGTCCGTTTTGAGTGTCGTCGCCGTCGCATGGTACGCGCATGACAGAGATGATCTGTCTAGATTTCTGCGCCTTTTGTCCTCCGGAATAGCTGAGGAACCGAGAGATAAAACCATCATTCGTTTGCGTGATTTCTGTCACTCGCTGCGCGGCGGAGCCAACTCGCGCCCAATACGCCTCGAATTGCATAAGAAGACGGCATCCGCGTTAGACAGCTATCTATCCGGAAAAACCAAGTCGAAGCTTTATGGATCTTCCACCAATAAATTCAAACTTTCAGCCGCAAAACATGCGTCGCTATGACATCGACGCCGTCATCGCCGCCGCGCGCAAGCGGCTGCACGAACGAATTAACAGATCAGTGGCGCAGCGTCTGCGCCGGATGCGAGAACAGGAGCAGAAGAAATGAACAGACCTATTGAACTGACCACACTGGCCGCAGCTTGGCGCGCCGCCAAGGACGCAGAGGAAGCCGCAAGGCAGCAGCGGCTTGACATCGAGGCTTCGCTGCTCGAGTCCGTGCCCACCGTATCCGAGGGAACAGCGAGCCTCGAAGCCGGCCCGTACAAAGTCACCGTCACCACCAAACTGAACCGTTCGGTAGACAGCGACAAACTGCAGGGCCTGTGGGACCGGCTAGTGCCCAAGGCGCAAGGCTGCTTCACCTGGAAGGCGACGATCAAAGTCGCCGAGTTGCGCAAGGTGCAGGAATTTATCCCCGACTCCTACGCCCTGCTCGCCACCGTTATCGAGGCGAAGCCGGCCAAGGCGTCAATCAGCGTGGAGTTGATCTAATGGTCATCTCTCTTTCATCCGTCGCCCGCAACCGCGACCTCAAGCCGCCGCGCATCATGACCTTCGGTTCTCATGGCATTGGGAAATCGACCTTTGCCGCTTCTGCCCCGTCGCCAATTTTCATTCTCACTGAGGACGGCCTTGGCGTGCTCGAAGTTGATCACTTCCCTTTGGCAACAGAGTTTGACGACGTGATCGAGGCCATTGGTGCGCTGTACAACGAAGAGCATCAGTTTCAAACGGTCGTTATCGATAGCCTCGATTGGACTGAGAATTTGATCTGGCAGGACGTCAATAGCAAGTACGACGCCAAGGATCTGGCGTACGGAAAAGGAGCCGTTATAGCGGCAGATTATTGGCGTCAAATTCTCGATGGGCTCAATGCGCTTCGTAACGATAAAGGAATGGCGGTCGTTTTGCTGGCGCATTGCGAGATCAAGCGGTTTGATTCACCAGAGACAGAAAGCTACGAACGCTACCAACCAAAGCTGCAGACCCGATCGTCGGCATTGGTGCAGGAATGGTGCGACTGCGTTCTGTTTGCCAACTTCCGCACAATCGTGCGCAAGGAGGACGTTGGCTTCAATAATACGGTTGCGCGAGGAATAACTACCGGCGAGCGGCTGCTTTACGCAACTGAGAAGCCCGCCTATCTGGCAAAGAACAGATACTCGCTCCCTGACTCCCTGCCGTTTTCGTGGCAGGCACTCGAAGACGCCATAACGGCATCGACAGCCGTTGCCGGCAAGGGCGTCGAGTAATGCCGCGTCCTGCCGCACCAGTGCTCGAGCGGTTTTACGCATCGATCAAGAAGCAGCCGAATGGTTGTTGGCTGTGGGAACGGTCGATGCGCCCAAACGGTTATGGCCTGTTTCGCTTCGCCGGAACGCGCGAACAGATTTCCGCCCATCGGTTGTCGTTTCAGTTGTTCAAAGGCGACATCGCTGCCGGCGCCCTGGTTCTGCATTCGTGCGACGTCAAGAACTGCGTCAACCCTGAGCATCTTCGACTTGGCACGCAATCGATGAACGTGCTCGAAGCATATGCACGCGGTCGGCAGAAGCCTTATGCACCTTCGCGACCAGGGCAGTTGAACGGGCAAGCAAAACTGAGCAATCAGCAAGCGGACGAGATTCGCTCGCGTCCGGAGACATGCACCGCACTAGCCCCACTGTATGGCGTTTCAATTGCGACGATCAGCTTGATCCGTCTTGGTCGTCGCTATCCCCCGCAACACCAACCTACCTAAAGGACAGACCCATCATGGCAGACCTATCTTTCTTTAACGCTCAGGACGTCGAACCCCTGCAGCCGATGACCGTGCTCCCGCGCGGCCGTTACAACGCGATGATCACTGCGTCCGAGGACAAGCCGACCAAGTCGGGCACGGGTGCGTACCTGCAGCTCGAGTTCACCGTCATCGACGGCCCGTGCGCCAACCGCAAGGTCTGGGCGCGCCTCAACCTCGACAACCCGAGCGAGACGGCAGTCAAGATCGCCAAGGGCGAACTGGCCGCCATCTATCAGGCCTTGGGCATTCAAGCCGCGTCGGACTCGGCCGAACTGCACGACAAGCCGCTGGTGATCGAGGTCGCCGTCGAGGCCAAGGATGGCAACGAGAACAACCGCATCAAGGCATACATGGCTGCCGGAGGATCGACTGCCTCCCCGATCGCGCGCGCCCCCGCGCCGAAGCCGGCAAGCCCGCCCGCCGCGAAGACCGCGTCGCGCCCCTGGGCCAAGCAGGCCGCCTAATCAACCCTGGGGGAAAGCGCCAGCGAGTACCCCAACAACCCATCCATCATGGAACAAATCAAGGCAATCGAAACACTCTATAAGGGCTTCCGTTTTCGCTCGCGACTTGAGGCGCGTTGGGCGGTGTTTTTTGATGTTCTCGGGTTGCGTTGGGATTATGAACCGCAAGGATTTGAAACAACGTTTGGACGCTATTTGCCAGACTTTTTTCTACATTGCGAGGAGGGCACCGAGCGCCGCCCTGGATCCGGGCGGTGGATTGAGATTAAAGGCGTTGAAGATCCGTTGGCTTTGCCAAAGTTGCGTGACGTATGCATGGCAACAGAACACAGTGGTTTTCTATTTTATGGATTGCCTAGCGAGCGGGCGTGGCACCACGTTCACCATTCTGGATGCATTAAACCTTGGCCCAGCCAAATGCCAGACGGCATTGGTGAAGATGAGGAGTCTTGGCGATTCTACGTCTTTGCCTGCATGTTTCCATGGGTTGCAAACGACAACGTAAGCGAAGCGGTAAGTGCTGCAAAAGCGGCTCGTTTTGAGCACGGCGAGCAAAACGAATTCATGTCAAGTCCGTCATTTCTTCGCTCACTGGCGAACTTGATAGAAAGCAAAAGGAAGTCTTGATGTCTAAACTCCCTGACCTGACGATTGACCCAACGCTTGCCGCCGTTGATGCGGCGCTCGAGGCCGCGCGCAACGACGAGAAGCCACGCCCGTACTTCGGCATGTCCACGATCGGCGAGGAGTGCTCGCGCAAGTCGTTTTACCGCTTCCGCTGGGCCAAGCAGGAGAAGTTCTCGGCCAAGACGCTGAAGGCGTTCGAGGACGGGCACCGCGGCGAGGCGATGCAGGCCGAACGGCTGCGGCTGGTCAAGGGCGTCACTCTGTACCTGGTCGGAGACGACGGGCATCAGTTCGGCGTCTCGGCCTGCGGCGGCCACATGCGCGGCCACCTGGACGGCGTCATTACCGGGCTGTTGCAGTCGCCCAAGACGGCCCACGTCTGGGAGCACAAGCAGGTCAATCCCGACAAGTTCAAGGCGCTGCAGAAGGCCATCACCGACAAGGGCGAGAAGGACGCGCTCGAGCACTGGGACGGCGTTTACTTCGGACAGGCCCAGGCGTACATGCTGCACGCCGAGCTAAAGCGGCATTACCTGACCGTCAGCACGCCAGGCGGGCGCGAGACGCTGTCGGTGCGCACCGAGTACCAGCCGGCTAAGGCCAAGGCGCTGGTGGTGCGCGCGGAAGCGGTCATCTTCGCCGAGTCGCCGCCCGCGCGCATCAGTGAGGACGCGGCGTTCTATCTGTGCAAGTGGTGTTCGTTTCACTCACTGTGCCACGGCACCGACGCGCCGGCGGTTTCATGCCGGACGTGCGCCCATGTCACGCCAGAGCGTGACGGGTCGTGGACGTGCGCGAAGAACGACTGTGACGTCATCCCGCTGGAGTTCCAGCGCACTGGCTGCCCAGACCATCGTTTCATCCCGCGCATGATCGAGTCGTTCGCCGATCTTGAGAATGACGAAGACGGCGTTACGACCTGGAAGAACAAGTTGACCGGGAAGTACTTCTCGCAGCCCGAGTATTCCTCGCATGAATTCGTGGCCGCGACCGACAAGGCGTTGCTGGGCGATGAGGGCTTCGATCAGTTCAAGGGCATTTTCGGGCACGCGCGCCTGATCGACACGACTCCCAAGGCGCCCGCGCAGAACGCAGCCGATGACGACTTCAGCGACATCCCGTGGCGCACCGTTGCCAAGTCCGCAACCGAAGAGGCCCCATTTTGATGATGCGCGACCGCCGCGACATTACCCGCCAGACTGCCACGGGCGTCATGCGCTGCTGCAAAGGCTGCGGCCAGTGGATGCCGCAACGCATCGAGCACTTCTACCAAGTGGCCGAGAGCTCGACCAGCGTCAAGCGTGGCCAGTGGTCAACGCTGTGCCGAGTGTGCGAGAAATCGCGACGACGCGAGGCGTACCGAAATGGCGGGGCGGCGACGGCCAAGAACCTTGCTGCCGATGGAGTGACGCCGGCACGAGCGGAATACGGATCGGCAAAGCCGACGTGGGATTTTGGCAATGACGCAGGCCTGATGCTGCAAAGGATGTGGCGATGATTACCACTTCAATGCTCGCCCCCTGGACAGTAGACCGCAAGCCGGCGGGCAAGATCAACCTGCCGCTACCGCAGCGACGCCGGACGCCCGACGGCACCGGCATAGTCCTCGGCGCGCTTGTCGGAGCACTGATCAGCGGCATATTTGCGCTGGTGGCGCTGGCGGCGTGGAGGTGGTTCGGTGGATAGCCTAGACCTGTTTCGGATGTGCATCTGGGACACGTATGAACGGGACGTGGCCGACGCTAAGCTCTCGCGCATCCTGCTGTGGGTCGGCGCTAATGCTGTGCCGGATCGCGTGTTCCCTGCGGCTGCGCTGGATAAGTGGGCGATGGAAAATGGATATGTGAGGAAGGGGACGAGATGACCGCAACACCCGACGTTTGCAGGCACGGCATCCTGCGCTGCAATTGCGACGTATGCACGCTGGAGCAGCGGATACAGCAATTGGAAAGCAGGTTGATCACAGACACCACGCGGCTGGATTTCCTGCTCGCCAACGCCGTCGGAATATATTTGAGTGCGCCTTACTATTGCACGCTGCTCTCGAACACGCGCGAGGCAATCGACAAGGTGATGCCAGAGAGGGTATGGAAATGACCACACTCCGAGAGGCGGCACAGGCTGCGCTGGATGCTTTGAAGGACGCATACAAGCACACTGGTTTTCGCTACGCAGCAGAGGACGAACTTGAATCCGCCCTCGCCGCCGAGCAGGCGCAGGAGCCGGTGAGAGACATTCCATGCGGCCCAATTGGGTATGCGACGTGGGAAGAGTACCGCAAGGCAAATCCAGCATCTGAGGATTGGTACGCGGCAGTGGCGAGACACAGCGAAGCGCATATCAAGCGGCTTGCCGCAGAGAACGCGAAGCTCGCCAACCCCGCCCCGGCGCAGACGCCGATGACAGACGCGGAAGCGTTGGAGTTATGGGAGCGTAACGTAGCAGGCCCAACAGAGAGTCTGATCGAGCGACTTATACGCGCCGTCGAGCGGCATCACAGCATCCTCGGGGGCGGGAAGTGAGCACATTCCAACTCACGCTGGAAGCGTTCGCCGGAACCGATATCGACAGCGCCTGCTCGGAGGCCGTTCGGCTTGCCGACCTGTTGCAAGTCGTCGTCGTGTTCCCATTCAACGGCGTAACTTGCATGGCGCGCCCGGGCGATCACCCGGACGAATTGGCCTCTGTTTGGGCAGACGAACTGAAGTCCTCGCACACCTACAAACTGGCTTGCGCGTCGCGATACCAACCCCCAGCAGAGCGGCGGGAGTAGGCGTGGCGAATGAGCACAACAATGTCGGCAACAGAAAGCATCGCGCCGGGTGGCGGTCAGTATGCCCAAGGTGCGAACACTGCATCCATTACAAAGGATTCAACGACTTTCTGCGCGACAGTTTGCCAAGGCGGCAACCGCCATTCTGCGTTCTTCACCAGTTCATAACAAGACCGCTGGCGTTTTGCAGAGTGTGGGTAGAGAACGAGGACAAACATTGATCCTCACCCTCGCCCAGGCTGCCGATAGCCTGTCCCTATCAACCAGCACCGTGCGCCGCCTCGTTGCTTATGGCGCCCTGCCGTGCGTACAGTTATCGGTTCGGCGTGTTGGCATCCCTGCCAGCGCCATCGACGACTATATCCGGCAGCAATGGCGATCCGCACCTACACCGACGCCCAAGGTCGCGCCCGCTACGCTATCGAATTTCAGCAGGGCGGCAGACGCATTCACCGCCGCTGCCCGCCGGGGATCACCAGGGCGGCAGCGAAAGAGCTAGAGGTTCGGCTGCGGCGGGAAGCGTTCGCCGTGGATTCGTTGCAGCATCAACAGGAGGTGCCGCTCGCGGCGGCAATACAACTATGGCTCGAAAGCACGCTGCCCCACCGGAAGGACCAGACAGTCGTCAGCAAGGCGCACCAGTGGGCGACGTTCGTGGCTGGGAAAGCACTGGATACTGCCCCCGCTGTGGCGTCAACTGGTGGAATGACATGGGTCAAGGCCGGCTTAAGTGTGGCAACTGTGAACAGGAGGTTGTGTGTTCTGAAGGCGGTCTGCAAATGGGCGTGGGAACAGAACCTGATAGCCGAGAACCTGTCGCCCCGGATCAAACTGCTACCGGGGGAAGTGAAGCGCGAGGTATACCTGACGCGGGGCCAGATAGCGAAACTCGCGCGCTGCGCTCCATCGGCTACTTCGAAGTCTGCGATCTTGTTGACCGCGTACTCGGGCCTGCGCGCCTCGGAATTGTTGAGATTGTCCAGCACGCCCATCGGCGCGGATTCATTGCTGGTATCGAATACCAAGAGCGGCAAGCCGCGGCAGGTTCCCATCATCCCCAAGATTCGCGTGTACCTGAAACGCCTGCCCATCGGCCTGACCTACCGGCAACTAATCGGTGAATTCTGGATCGCGCGCAAGGCCGCTGGGCTCGATCATGTGCGCTGGCACGACCTGCGGCACTCGGCAGCGTCCATGCTGGTGAACGCAGGCGTCGACCTGTATGTGATCGGCAAGATACTCGGCCACGCGTCCATGCAAACCACCAGCCGGTACGCCCATCTTGAGCAGGAAACGCTTAGGGCGGCGATGGGGAAATTAGGGAAGAATCCCACCAAGCGCCCACCAGATTAGGCGTTTTCCCTATGACGGACGCGGGACTCATAATCCCTTGGTCGTTGGTTCAAGTCCAACCGGGCCCACCCTCAGGAGGCGTCAGCAGGCAGCGGGGATTGTCAGGACATCCCACCAGATCTGCACCAGGCTATCCGCACGTCACGGTAAGGTTCCCCGCAGCATCGCGGCTTGCCCTCGGCCTCGCGCACGCCTTGATCGTCAACCAGGGCGCAGTCTGCGGCGGGCAGTAGATCAGCAGATCCCCGCCCGACGCCGCGAGCCGATACCCCGGGCATAGGTTCGCAAACGAGACCGAACCAGCCACGGCAGCGCCCGCCGCCAGCATGACCAGCGCAGCCAGTACAACAGCCGCACGGAGCATTACTCGATGCCGATGGGCACGTCGACCGGCGCCACCGGTGGCCCGTTGCTGTGGATCGTGTTGGCCTGCCCTGCCGAACCCACGACGACGCGCGGATTGTCGCTAGTGCCGCCCTTGGCCCGCAGCGCTGCGACCTGTAGCACCCGAGCGGCGTACTCTGCCACCTCCTGATCGCTGCCGAACGTCTGGTCCCCGCAGATCATCCTCGGCTCGCCCACGACGGCGCCATTCGCGCCGATGGCGTAGCTCAGCGGCCATCCGGCGGCAGACCGGAACGGATACCCGGCCGGAGCGTTCGACGGATCGCGCACGATCGACGGCGGGCGCCCAAACGTGATCGCGGCGATTGAGTTTTCGAACGTCGCAGGCAACGGCGCTTGGAGCATGTACTGCACGCCGTTGTGCGTCACCGGCTTCGGGTACGTCTGGTCGACAACGGGTGTCATTGCGTCGAGTGCTGCGAGCGCGGCCGCAAGCGCGGCGCGAAGTTCGGCGTTGGTCATGTGATTCCTTTCAATGAGGCGGGACGCGCTAACGCCCCGCTTCCTACCGGGTCAATCAGGGGACGGCGACTTCGTTGACGCCATCGGTCGCATCGGCGACAGCGGCAGTTACGCCAGCGGCCAGTTCTTGCACCGCAGCCAGCGCGGCGTCGATGTTTGCTTGGTCCGTCGCCGACATTCCGGTGACGGCCGCAACAGCCGCTTCGAGCGCGTCGATTGCGGCAGGCAAAGGGGCGAACGCCGTTGCCAGCGCGGTGACTGCGTCCAACAGTTCCTGAGTGGTTGCCATGGTTTGAGATCCTTGTTGAGTTAGCCCGGTTAGGGTTGCTTGAATCGAGTCCAGCCGGGCGCTGACCTCGCCTTTGTCCGAAAATAGAAAATGGTGGTACACGTCAAATCTCATGCCTTCGCCCCGGTATCGGTTGCGCGCTTGCTGGACGTGAACATGGACCCAAAGAAGAACCCCGTCAGCGCGCCCAACAGGCCCGACAGAATCGCCGTCACTACGACGGTTCGTAGTTGCTCGCTGTACTCCTCGCCCCATAGCACTCGGTACGTCACCATGTAGACCAATGGGACAAGGATGACGCCCATCGCGAACGCGCCCTGTTTCCAGTAAGGCAACGCATTCGGATCGGATGCCACTTCGCGCGCCTTCTGCACGCCCCCGCCGACCTCGACGATGGTCAGGTAGGGTTGCACCTCGGGCGCCGTCACAATGGCGTCTGTGACCGTTTTGACGAGTTCAGGCGACGCCTGGAGCTTCTCGACGGCCTGCTGCACATTAGTGGCCCCGGCTGCGGTCGTGACAATTTCGAGGATTTTGCCCGCAGCGTCGAGCTTGGCCGGCGTCGCCGACTTGTGGTCAAGTGCCGCCGCAATGGGCGGAATCAATTGCGCCAGAACTGGGCCGAACGCAGCGAGCAAGGCAAGAATGGGCATACGTGTCTCCGGTTGTGGCTCGACGCGCGGCGGCACGTCGGATAGATCAATCTCGGTGATAGGCGCCGGCTCGGGTTGCTCGAGCAGCTCGCCGTTGTCCACTCGCCCGCCATAGTTGACGAACACGGCGCGCGCTTTATCCATCGTCCACGATGCCGACGATTCTGCGGCGCCCGGCAGGCTCGTCCATTCTTTGCGGCACTTGATGCAAGCCTGCTCGAATCGTCCGGCAATGACGTCCTGCAGCGCGCCCCTGCCCTGTAGCAGCGCAATGGCGCCGAGATCCTGCGTTGCCGGCGCGAAATCCGCGAACTCGTACTGCTCGCACAGCCGCGCCCAGGTCGTGCCAAGGAACTGATATGCGCCCGCAGCGCGCCCGCCCTGCGTTGTCGGGATGCCGTGGAACGGATGCCGCGACAGGTCAGTGACATGCTCGCCGCCGTTGATGATCGTGTAGGCGTCGGCGCCCTGCCCGCTCTCGCGCTCGCGGATAACCCGCAGGAATGCTAGAACGTTCGGATAGTCGAGCGCGGCCTTCAAGCCTTCGGCGGATAGGGTCATTCAGCCGATCCAGGCGCGATTACGCGTAGCCGCAGAGGCGGCAGTTCGACGCGTATAACCGTCAGCGGGTTGTTTTCTGTCCACAAGTCTGCGCGATAGTCGAACGTTCGCGACGGGTTGCTTGCAGGAGCGAGTAGGTAGCTCGGCGATACGCGGCACCCAATCTTTTTCTCTTCTATTGGGCGCTCTGGCGAAGGCCACGATGACGAGGCTGTCTCCCACGCGGCTTTGACGGTTCCGGTGTAGGGGCGAATGACGCAGATTTCTCTATAGACCCACACCGGAGACCCCGATTTTACGGTGTCGATCTCAAACAGTTTTGCTTCGTCGCGATTCGTTGCCAGCCCGGAAAGAAATTTTGGGTGCTGATAGGCCAGCGTTACCGGCGGCTTGTCGTCCCAGAATACCCAATAGACCGCCATCAGGAACATTGACCACGGCGGCACTAGTAGGATGATGATCATGATCCACTGATTACGCCGCGACACGTTATTGCCGCGCTCGCCTTTCTCGCCCCGCTCACCCGTGTCACCGTGCACTCCCTGCAATCCCTGAATACCCTGATCGCCGTGGAAACCCTGCTCGCCCCGCGCACCCCTGTCGCCCTGCCTTCCGATGTTCATTTCAGCACCTGCGCAATGATCGCCGCGACCACCGCAGACAACAACAGGCCGGCGAGGCCCAGCGAGATAACTTTGGTTGCCCAGAATTCGTGCTTGGTCACATAGTCTTCCAACAACGTTCGCAGAACATGCGTCTCCCGCTGCATCGAAATAACGCGCTCGTCCAGGCGGGCCAGCAGGATCATTGAGTCGCTGTCGTCGTCACGATTCACGTCGGCCCTCGTTTGATTTCGTATTAAATGACCGGATAACTAAAAACGACGGTGCATTTTGCGATCAGCGTTGCAGACGACACCCAGGCACAAACAGCTTCGTCATTCGTTGCATCGCCATACACCCGAACGGGGCCGAATACCGTCCCAGATACGCGAAACGCGCCCGCTCCGATCAAGTCATAGATGTCAATGTTGGACGCGACTGGCAGCGTTACTCGTAGCGTTATTTCTGTACCCGCCGTCGTGCAGCCTGAATCAAACGCAACAGAGCACGTTACGATGTTTCCATCGCGCGTCCACAAACTCTGGCGCGATGAAATACTTGTGGCGTTGCTGACATTGGTCAGCGTCGGCGTGTAGGTGCCGCTCTTTCCAAGCACGGTTTGTGTCGTGGTGACTTCGCTGGTCGCCTCCTGCCCCTTCGGGTACGTCGCGGTGCGTACCGCGTCCAGAGACTTGATGCGAAATACCGTCGACCCCGCTGGCACTTTGTCAGTCTCGTAGCGGACGGCCGGATATGCGACCACGTCGAGCACGGTTGCTGCCGCCCAATTGGCGCCCCCGTAGCGAAGTTCGTAAGAGCGAATGTCGGTCCCAGACGCGGCCGGCCACGTCAGCGTTACGGTGCCAGGAACGGAAACATCCGCAGACAGGCTGGCAACGTTCGCTGGCGGAGTTCCAACCCGGCCGACAGGCGTTATTGCGCTCGGAGATCCAACCATCGCCGACAGTTTGCCCGACGTGCTAACGCTTCGCACCGACGCCGCGTATGTGACGCCGATGGCAATTTGCGGCGACGTCCATGATGTTTGGCCGCGGCTGACTTCCGCGTAAAAGAACTGGACGCCACCGCGCCCGAACACCCAAATATTGTAGTGATCGATGAACGGATAGCCGACGGGTTCCGTCCAGCCGAGCGTGATTGTATGTACCCACTCTCCACCCTGCGATTGCTCTAGCGTTTCTGTCCACGCAAGGCCGGTAGGAAGTGGCGGCGCGTCCAGCGGATTGGGCATCGTGGTATCCGGCGTCGTCGGCGCGGTGGCAATGGCGTTGCTGTACTTTGCCGCATCGTATTCCACGCACCCGATGCGCCAGCGTCCGGCAGAGATTGGATCAAGCCGAG